GTCTGGTGCCATAGCCTGCATGATTTGATGGACCGTAATAAATTTACGGATTGGAGCAAATATGGCCTTGACAAAGTATTGAAGTGAGCGTATAATTAATGTATGAGCAAGAACGCACTCACAATTATGTATTACGTAAATTAAAAGAAGAAAGAACTATGGCAGAACCTACTAAAAGTATTTGGGTTACTTTCCGCAAAGAAGGTGTACATATGTACCCCGGTGCAGACACTGATCCTAAACTAGCAACTGGCGATTGGGATGATGTATCATTCCTTGGTGTTCCACATCGTCACATTTTCCACTTTAAAGTTCGCATCGAAGTATTCCATAACGATCGCGATATTGAGTTTATCCAATTTAAACGTTGGATGGAACGGTTGTACGCTGAAGTAGATAGCTCTACATCTGTACTACAACTGAATCACAAGAGCTGTGAAATGATCGCAGATGACTTGTACAAAGAGATTTCTGCAAAGTATCCCGGCCGATTTGTAGAGATTGATGTTGCCGAAGATGGCGAAAACGGCTGTTCAAACTTTTATCCTAAGAATTAAAAAGGTAAAAAATTATGTCAATTGAGAATCCTGTTATCCGCAAAGTATTTGACGACTTGGATAAATTCCGTGACTACTGTCGCTTTGAAGCAAAAGTCTTTGAAGAAGCGGATATGTATAACGCTGAAGCACCAATTTGGATTGCTTATAACAAGCATCAAGGTTGGTTGCGAGCAAAAGCTCGTGCAGGTTCTAGCTACGATCCTAATCGTCGCTCACGCCGTCCTAATCCAAGGTTTGAAAACAACAACAACACACCGCGAGGATAATAACTATGACAATCTTCATTGTAGACATTGAAGCAGTAGATACACGTTACACTAAACAGTGGAAAGAGTATTTGCCTAAACAACTGCGACATGCTACTAATGAAGATGTTAAGGTTATTAGCGGTGGAGAGACTCCTCAGGCAACTACGCCTGGGGCGTTTCTAAACTTTGGTGGTACTAATGTTTACAAAAGTAAACAACTAGAAATCATCGGTGAAATGTTTTGTAAAGGACAAGTAAAGAATGAAGATTATTTCTTATATACGGACGCTTGGAACCCAACTGTTATCCAGCTTCGTTACATGGCTGAGCTCTTGGGCGTTGATATCAGAATCGGTGGTCTTTGGCATGCTGGTAGTTATGATCCTCATGATTTCCTTGGTAGGCTAATAGGCGATAAACCTTGGGTAAGACATGCAGAAATGTCAATGTATGAATGTTATGATGATAACTTTTATGCTACAGACTTTCATATTGACTTGTTTACTGACACTATGATGGATGACTATAGTGTTGATATGGACAAAGCAATCAAAGTTGGTTGGCCTATGGAGTATCTACGCAACAGTTTAGATCAATACAAAGGCATGGACAAGCGAAACTTAATCTTGTTTCCGCATCGTGTTGCTCCTGAGAAGCAAGTTGAAATCTTTAGAGATCTCAAAGAGCGTTTGCCGCAGTATGAGTTTGTTGTTTGTCAAGAGCAAGAACTTACAAAGAATGAGTATCACAACTTGCTAGGTGAAGCTAAACTTGTGTTTAGTGCTAATCTACAAGAAACACTAGGCATTAGCTGGTATGAAGGTGCTCTTGTAAATGCTATTCCTATGGTACCAGATAGACTCAGCTACAGTGAAATGGCTGTTCCAGAGTTCTTGTACCCAAGTGAATGGACTGAAGACTTTGATCTTTACTTGCATCACAAAGACAAAGTAATTGCACGTATTGTAGAGTACATGGAAAATTACGATGACTTTGCTGTTAGCCTAGCTAAACAAGTTACTAAGTTAAACAAAGAATTTTTTAGTGGAGCAGCATTGTATGACGCAATCAAAGGATGATAATATGTCCATTGGCGATATCACGTTTGACGTAACTGAAGGGTCACTTTCGCCGTTTACGTTGAATGACGATACTACAATTACTATCGGCGAGAGCAGCAGCGAGTATGTTTATAGTACAACAATGTTAGGTGTATCGCCAACTTATACTGTGAGCGATACCATTAATATAAATGATTACAATATTACCTGGCCGTTGGACAATAGTATCGATCCAGATAAAATTGAGCGTATGTGTAAAGAGTATCCTGCACTAGAAAAAACTTGGCGTAACTTTAAAGCAACATACGATCTTGTAAAGCAAGACTGGAAAGGCAAACAAGATGACAACGCTAAATGGTAATTCTAACACCATTGGAATCTTGCCCGGATCAGTAGCACAAAAAATGTCTGCTTGGAACGGCCTTACTACTGGTACTATTACTAGTGATGCTATTACTAGTGGTGCTATTACTAGTGGTGCTATTACTATAGTCAATTCTCGTGAGATGCAGGTTGATATTCCTCTTGTTGTTCAAGGCAGAGACGTTATGAAAGAACTTGACGAACTACGTGACTCTGTGTTATTATTAAAGCGTCACGTAGATATGGAAGCAAAGTATCCTAAACTAAAAGAACTAAAAGATGCGTATGAGTCGCAACTTGCAAAGTATAAAACATTTGATGCAATTAAGGAATCTAACTAATGGCTATGAATCACGATGCAAAATCTAAAGACGATGAATTAGAACGAATGAAGGCAGAGTTTCTTGCTAAAGGTGGAGCAGTTACTCAAGGTAAAACTAAAGCTATGGCAAATGAATTAGGCATTAGTAACTACACTTGGAATAATAAACTTACTAAAGCGGAGAAATCCGCAAAGGACGGAAAATGAAATGGTTTAAAAGAAAACTTCGTAAATGGGTTAATGAAGTAAGGGATTACGACGACAACGAAAAGAGTACAGTAAGATGTTCTCGTGATACTGAATCAACTGTGTGTGATGCTGAGCCTATACTAAACTTTAGAGTGTTTAGTGCAGTAGGCGGACGTGTGGTAGAGTTTCGAACATATGATCGGGTAAAAGATCGTACTAATACAACTACTTACATTATTCACAAGGACGATGATTTTGGTGATAAGATTGCCAAAATTGCAACACTGGAGAGCATGAAATGATTAAGAAACATTATTATACTTGGCAAGACATTGAAAAGATGTGCGTACAGATTGTTACTACTATGTACGCAGACAACTGGCGTCCTGATTATATTGTAGGAATTACTCGTGGCGGTAATATTCCTGCTACTATCCTTAGTAACATGCTTGATGTACGTTGCGAAGCACTAAAGGTTAGTTTGCGTGACGATACACAAGGACCCGAAAGTAATCTATGGATGAGCGAAGATGCGTTTGGCTATAATAATCCTGAAGAAACTGGGATTACTGGCGCACGTTGGGACTTGTCACTACGTAAAAATATTCTAGTTGTAGATGACATTAACGATACTGGTGCTACGTTTAACTGGATTAAACAAGATTGGCAGAGCAGTTGTTTGCCCGATGAAGATACTTGGAACACAGTCTGGCATAAGAATGTTCGCTTTGCAACACTTACTGATAATCTAGCAAGTGGATTTAACGGCACCGTAGATTATACTTGTCACGAAATTAACAAAGCAGAAGAAAACGTTTGGCTTGTTTATCCTTGGGAGAATGTTAGTGAATACTAAGCCCTGGACCGAAGTATTAGTCGATACAAAAGACTTTACAGTGTATAAGGACAGCTTTCCGGTAACAGAAGGCCATGTTCTTTTCGTACCTAAAGTAGAAGATTGGCAACATCTTGTAAAATGCTGGGAAGCAGCATACAAGTGGGGTTACGATTGGACAGAACGCGGATATTGTGAAGCGTTTAACATAGGACAGAATGTAGGTGAAGCAGCAGGACAAACTGTAGAGTATGCCCATGTGCATTTGATTCCACGACGCAAAGGGGACATGGCGGATCCTCGAGGTGGCGTAAGACATGTAATTCCGTCAAAAGGTAACTATAGAAAGGATTTACCAAATGGAAATGAAGGCACAACTAACTAAGGCAGCACGTATGCATGCTGAGGGAGAGCTTGAAAGAGCAAAAACTAATATTTTAGTGTATATGAATAATAGTGCAGGTATCGGTGAACATAGTGATATTGTAGAAGCTATTCAGGGCGAACTTGATAAAATGGCTCATGCCGAAGATCGTATTGAGATACTAAAAAAATATTTTAGTTAATAGTTGACAAAACCTAAATAACAGTGTATACTTAACAGTACATTGAATGGCAATCCTCTGCCTTAACATCGGAGATATAAATGAGTAAAGCACAAGAAATTAAAACAAAACTAGAAGAATATGGTATTCGTTACTGGGCTGGTGATAACATCAGTACAGTATTACAAAAAGGCGATAAAGAACAACTTATCGACGAAGCTACACTAGCATTTAACAGTGTACTAGATGCACTAGTAATTGATCGTTACAATGATCCTAACAGTCAAGGCACTGCAAGACGTCTTGCTAAAATGTACTTCAATGAGATTATGAGCGGACGGTATGATCCTATGCCTAGTGCAACTGCATTTCCTAACGATAGTGCAGATCGCTATGAAGGTATGCTAGTTGTACGTAGTGAACTAAAAAGTATGTGTTCGCATCATCACCAGCCTGTAACAGGCGTAGCATACATTGGTATTATTGCTGCTAATAAACTAATCGGACTTAGCAAGTACACACGCATTGCACAGTGGTGTGCTAGACGTGGTACATTGCAAGAAGAACTTGCAAACGATATTGCACGTGAGATTAAAGCTGCTACAGGTGCTAGTAACCTAGGAGTGTACATTCAAGCAACACACGGGTGCTGTGAGAATCGTGGCATTATGGCTGCAAGCAGTCTTACACAAACTACTGTGCTTGAAGGTAGTTTTAAACATGATTCTAGTACAAAGAAAGAATTCTTTGACAACATTAAATTACAGCAGGAGTTTGCACGATGAAACTAAGATATAGTGAAGCATTTTATAGTGTGCAAGGTGAAGGTAAGTTTGTAGGAGTACCTAGTGTGTTCCTGCGTACATTTGGTTGTAACTTCCGTTGTATGAACTTTGGACTTGGTCGTAATGAGCCTAGTCGTGCAGAAAAGTTAGCAAACGGACAAAGATACAATCAAGAAGTAAAAGACTTGCTCGATGGCGGCATTATTGCTAACACAAAAGAGTTTAATGACTTGCCTATTATTCATACAGGATGTGACACGTATGCAAGTATCTATCCTGAGTTTAAAGATTTTAACAAACTTGCAGAAGTTGACGAAGTGGTTGAACATCTGCTATCGCTTACTCCAGAAGGTAAGTGGACAATGGATAATGGACAGGATATCCATTTGATTATGACAGGTGGTGAACCGTTGTTAGCGTGGCAACGACTTTACGTAGAGCTGTTTGAACATCCGCGTATGAAGGATTTAAAAAATGTTACATTTGAAACAAACACTACACAACATCTACACGACGGTCTCTTTAAATATCTTAGCAATCAAGATAGAATTACAGTTACATGGAGTTGCAGCCCTAAACTCTCCGTATCAGGAGAAAGTTGGGAAGATGCTATCAAGCCTGATGTTGCTCTCAACTACAGTCTTGTGGACGGCAGTGACATTTACTTTAAATTTGTTGTTGCTGATCGTGCAGACATTGAAGAAGCTGGCAGAGCTGTTCAAGCATATCGCGATGTGGGTATTGAGTGCCCTGTATACTGTATGCCGTTGGGAGGACGCTCAGAAGAGTATGTACTCAACGTTCGCGAAGTTGCGGAGGTTTGTATGGAAAAAGGATGGCGATTTACTCCAAGACTCCATATTAGCTTATTCGGAAATGCCTGGGGGACTTAACAAAGAGGATTTAGATATCCTCAAAAGTAAGTCTATGACACAAGATCAATACGAAGCTATAAGGAAACAAATATGAACTGGTTTAATAAACTATTAGGCAAAAAAGAAAAAGTTGCAGAAGAATCTGTAGAGTCTACTAACGAAGATCTACGCAGAGCAATTCTTGAAAAAGAAAAACAAGCTGCTACTGCCAAAGGCGAGGCGTGGGTTGCCGTACTAGATACACAAATTAATCCACAAAACATTAAGAACGGTTTCTTTGAGCTCGATTGGAATAATCAGTTTATTGAAGAACTACTTGATGCTGGTTATAGCGGTGAGTCAAACGAACAAATTGTAGATGGATGGTTTCGAACTATTGCTATGCAAGTGCTAGGCGATGAAGGTCTTGAAACTGCTAGAGAAATGGGATATATTAATGTAGTGCCTATTAGCAAAGATAAAAGTGAAGTATCGTGAAATATGTAATTGACATTGATGGCACTATTTGCAAGGAAGTTATTCTAGCAGACGGTAAAAAAGATTACGCAAACCATATTCCATATATGGATCGTATTGCAAAAGTAAATGCTCTATATGATGCTGGACATATAATCAAGTATATGACTGCTCGCGGTATTACAAGCGGTGTAGATTACTTTAGATTGACACACAATCAACTTGTTAAGTGGGGCGCAAAGCATCACGAACTAAGTGTTGGTAAGAAAGAACACTACGATATTTGGATTGACGACAAAGCATTTTGGAGCGAAAACTTCTTTCGCAATACTGGAGAAACTTATGAGTAAAATAGATTTATTTCAATCAGTTGACTTTATTAGTCATGCTGGAAAGCCTATGACTTGGAAGATCGAATGTGATGCAATGAGTGCCGACGAATGGGTCACACTTGCAACAATGATTAGAGAAGTTGAGCGCCGTCCTTGGCGCAAGGCAGTTGGCATTCCACGTGGCGGGATTGCACTAGGCGAAGCATTAGATGCGTACAGTACAGGCAATCCGGATCATCCTATCTTAATAGCGGACGATGTTTATACTACAGGAACTAGTTTCCGAGAGTTTAAAGAAGAACACTACTCAGACGTAGCAACAATAGAATGGTGTGTGTTTGCAAGAATTCCCACAGAGCGTAGAGTAAAAGCATTATTTACAATGGCGACAAGATAGATGAGTAGATTTATAGCAGCAATGGATCACAGTGGTGGTAGCACCGGCGGCGTATTAGAACGTTACGGACAAGCGTTCACTGAAGAAGATAAAATGGAGAAAGTTCATGCTATGCGTCTTAGAATGGTCAACAGTCCTGACTTCAACGACAAAAACATCTGGGCTGCAATCCTCTACCAAGACACAGTTCAACGCGGAATGGTTCCACTCCTTAAAGCTAAAGGCATTCAATCGTTTCTTAAAATAGACAGCGGATGTGAAGACAACGGGTATCTAAAATATTTCAAATTAGATAAAATGACAGATTACGCAAACAAGCATGAATGCTACGGTACAAAAATGCGTAGTATTGTTAAAAGTTTAGATGTAATGGATATGATTTTAGAACAACAATTTGCGTTAGCTGAAAGCATTTATAACGTAGGATTGATGCCAATTATTGAACCAGAAGTTCCAATTGAGCATACTGATAAAGCGTATTTAGAAGCTACACTTTTAACTAAACTAACTGATAAGCTATCTACTCTTGATGGTAAATGTATTTTAAAACTAACTCCACCAGAAGTACCCAACTTGTATCACCCTTTAACAATTAATCCTAACGTAGTAAAAGTTGTTTTCCTTAGTGGCGGATACAGTACAACCGAAGCATGTAATAGACTTGGACTTAATGATGATGTAGGTGCTAGTTTTAGTAGAGCATTAAGTGAACGGTTACATTATGACTTGACAGATGCTAATTTTAATGCTATAATGAGTAGTAACATTAAAATGATAACAGAGGCAAGCGCATGAGCACATATATCCTAGTAGACACTGCTAACACTTTCTTTAGAGCTCGTCACGTAGTACGTGGCGATATTGATACAAAAGTAGGTATGGCTCTACATATTACACTAAACAGTGTAAAGAAAGCATGGTCTGACTTTAATGCAGATCATGTTGTATTTTGTTTAGAAGGTCGTAGCTGGCGTAAAGATTTTTACGAGCCTTACAAGCGTAATAGACAAGTTGCACGTGATAAACTTACACCTACTGAATCTGCAGAAGATACAGCGTTCTGGGAGATCTTTGACGAATTTAAAAACTTTGTTACAGAAAAGACTAACTGTACTGTTATGCAACATAAGCAACTAGAAGCAGATGATCTTATTGCAGGTTGGGTACAAGCACACCCTAATGATAATCATATTATTATTAGTACAGACGGTGACTTTGCACAACTTATTGCACCTAATGTACAGCAGTACAACGGTGTGAGTAATACAATTATTACGCACGAAGGATACTTTGACGATAAAAAGCGTGAGCCTATTATTGATAAGAAGACAAAAGAAGTAAAACCTGCTCCTAATCCTAAGTGGCAGATCTTTGAAAAGTGTATGCGTGGCGACACTAGTGATAACGTGTTTAGTGCTTATCCCGGTGTGCGTGTAAAAGGCACTAAGAACAAAGTTGGCCTTACAGAAGCATTTGAAGATAAAGCTACAAAAGGCTTCAACTGGAATAACATGATGCTACAGCGTTGGACTGATCACGAAGGTGTAGAACATCGTGTGCTAGATGATTATCAGCGTAATGTAGTACTGTGTGACTTGACTGCACAACCCGAACACATTAAAGAGCTAATTACTACTACAATTAAAGAGCATGCTGTACCTAAGACAGTGGATCAAGTAGGCATGCGTCTTATGAAATTCTGTGCTAAGTGGGATATGCAACGTATTGCAGATCAAGCTACTTATTATGCAGAGCCATTAAACGCGAGGTATCCGGTATGA